TTTCGTTACGAAAGTAACCATCTTGTTGTTAATACTATGTTTTATTTTTTTAAGCCTTTACAGGTTCCTTCTTAATGTAATGAGGAGAAAGGTACTTTTGGAGGTTGAGGTAAGTTACAACGACGTCAGCGGGGGGTGCGAGAAGATCCCTGAGTGTCTCGTCTAGGATGATCTGACGACCGTTCTCGGGGTGCTTAAGACCCTTCTCGAGGATGTACTTGTTGATGAACTTGGTCACCTCCGAACGAGAAATGAGATCCTCGGCTGGGAGGGCAAGGAACGCACGCAACTTAGGTGTGATTTCCTGCTTTCGGTTAAACCCATTGTTCTCAGCACGCTTCTTAGCCTTCTCACCATCGGGATCCTCTTGGGTATTCTTGATCTTACGGATGAGCTTGGTGAGGGTCTTTACCTCGGAACGAAGAGCAACGATATCGGTTTGAATGGTTTCAAGAGACATTATATCTATCTTACTGACTTAATCTTTAAGTCATGGAACACGAGAAACAATAATGTAATTATCACAAAGAAACCAAATAGATAATCACGGGTAAAGAACCTAGAATCATTTTTCGGTTTACGTTTGGGTCTCTTTAAAATTCGGAAAGGTTGCCCAGAACATCCACCAGCACAACACGCACTTGGGCACGGGGAAATAGTTGGACCTCTCCTCGCACCACAGAATTGATTCTTCGCACCTTTGTACTTGTAGCATCTACACTCGTCTATAATACCACAGTCCATAATATTATATCACAATATAATAATGGATGAAAAGATTTACCCTAAGGAGACTATCGAAAAATTTATGAATGATAATCTACTTTTCAAAGATTCAAAACTCAAAAAATATTTTGATAGAAATGAACAACGAGACTTAAAAAAGTTCAGGGACCGTGTTCATAGTTCATATCCTGATAAAGACTTTGAGAAGATGATTTATGTTTTCATCACAGACTCTATCCGTGATATCATCCTCCAAACAACCGGAGAATTGACTGAATTTCTCAAATCGTCGGGTGATCTCATCATAAGTGGGGGTGAAGCGTTTAACATGTATGTGGACTTCAAAGATCGTATAGTCACGAGTGACATTGACGCAAAATTTGTACCAAATATGAAAACCAATGCGAAATACTTTGGGAAACTCCAGGCTTTGAAACTACTCCTGTGGAATAAACTTGGAGAAATATCCAGTCGCTTAAATGCACGGATTAAAAATCGCATATTGGCACAGAAAGGTAAGTTGACCAAGTTCCTTGGTGTGGGATTCAAAAACAAGGGGCCGTATGTGACTAGAAGGTACACACTGATCAAGAAGAAGAAGACGAGGGAAAATAACAATCCAGGAAAGGGTGATGTTTTTATTGATGTAGAGTTATTCGCACTGGATCTCAATGTTAGGTATTTATCACCTAAAACGGGTAAAATTCAGGATTTCACGATGGGTGGTATCTTAGATATTCCATTCATGCGCCCAGACGAGTTTGGTTCGGATGTCGCCTTAACGAGAAAGAAGGGGATAACATACCGCAACGCCAACACAGGAAAGATGGTTGTAAATAACAAAATTTTAGTTGCGAGTAAGGAATTCTTAATTGGAGACATTTACCTCATGCACAAGCTCAAATTGAGACCAGAAAAGAAAGAGAAGGATCGTCAACGACTTATAAAACTCGGAAAAATGTTTAATAAGAGCATCAAATCGAGTGACTCTATCGATGATATATTCAAAAAGGTTCGTAATAAGATCAAAAGGGTACGCACAGTACGTACCAAACCCGGGAATGTGAACGTTAAGAAAGCATCTGGTATTAACCCGCGTAACTATAGTAAATTCACGACAGAACCACTAAAGGAGCGTTTGTCTAAGCAGTTGGTACATGGCATTAAGACAGTTACCCAGGGCACAAAGGTGGGTAATAATTACGAAAAATCATCAGGGAATAAACGCTTCAATGTAGAATCACTCAAGTGGAAAACTGTTAGTAATAAGTCATATGTAAAAAATGAACAAAATTACAGGCCAAAGAATGCGCAAAAAATTGACAAGAATGTCAATGTTAAGAAAACATTGTATGGGTACAGAGGAAATAGAAATGACTGGCTCTCGAAATCGATTCTAGACAAGGCGTCTAATATACCGTTTGTTGGGTTAAAGAAATGAAACACATATAGAGTATAAATGATTTTTGATACCCTCGCCAAAGGTGAAGATGGCCTCCGAACTGTGAAGGTTCGCAATGATAACAAGCGAAAGGTTTTCGTTCAGCTGAATGGTGTTAAAATTTCTGACATTTCTGACGATATTCTCATTGACATCGTATCTGATGTGAATGTTGAGAAGATCAAGGTAATTGATTCAGGGAATGTCACGGCCGCCCAAGAGAGTGCGGTTGATTGGTTTGGTAAGGAGTTATCTGAGGATGTTATCAGGGGAGCTTACACACAAAGTGCACCAGACAACCAGCTGAGGTGCGAACGAATCGACGTCACCAAGGTTTTCAATTCTCAGCAGGAGGCGGTTGATTTTGAAACTCTCCAGAAGGATAAATATTGTGATGTCATCCTCGAATTTTCCGAACTTTGGTTCGCCAAGAAATCATTCGCGTGTACATGGAATCTCGTTCAGGTCAGGCTTCATCCAGAGCCAATCATCGACACATACCCAGACGAATATGCATTTGTTGATGACGACCAATAAAAAAAATTTGTTACTAATATATAAAGATGATCGCTAATATGCTCAAGCGTCACCAGTCTAAGATACTTACTCTCGTGGCCATTGCCGTAGTTGTCTACTTACTCACTACTCTTAACAACACTTCCGACTACTCCATCAATGAGCGCGAGTACGTTGGCTTCGGTAGCGGTTCGGTCATTGGCCCCGCTGCAGCCCCCGTGGATGGTGGTATGCAGAAGGGTACCGGTCTCGCCTCCTCTCTTCTCCCCCGTGAGGTAGCTTCCGAAGAAGATTTCGGACAGTTTGCCCCAGAGGATATCCTCAAGGGACAGAACTTCCTCGAGCCCCGCGCCCAGGTCGGTTTCCCCGAAACCATCGGTGGTGCCCTCCGCAATGCCAACCAACAAATCCGCGCGGATCCCCCTAACAGCAAGGATCCCTTTGTGTGGAACAATTCCACTATCGTCCCCGATCTCATGCAGCGTAGTTTGTGTGCTTAAAGATTAAATTACAGGATAACATATGACTTCCGTTGGAACTGACCTTTCGGGTAACGTTTCAAAGCTTGTCGAACTTTCCAAACAACTTTCTGAAGCGAAAGCTGATATCAAAATCCTCAACCAAGAAGAGAAGCGTCTCAAGGAGAATGTGAAGAAGCATATGGTTGAGCAGGGTATTGATACCATTAACCTCAGGAAAGGTAAAATAAGCCTCCGCAAATCTGTTCGTAAGGGCACTATTAACAAAGACGCCATCAAAGATGGACTTTTGAAATTTTTTGGTGGCGACGAAGCAAAAGTAGAAGGCGCACTTAACGCTATTAAAGATGGTCTTAAAGTGAAAGAGTCCACCTCCCTGTCACTAACTGGTATAAAGGATAAACCCGAGAAAGAAGATAAGTAACTAACCATGGTCTGGAGCCAATACGTATACGAAGCCAATAACGGATTTGATCCCGATGTCAGTGATGACGAAGGGTTCGAAAATGAACACACTCCTCTGAATATCGAAGACTGGGAAGTCGAATACTCAGATGAATTACATTACATGTGGAATACGATGAATACACTGCTGTATGATGCACAGATTGAACATACTGGAAAGTTTTGCGACTTTGTCGAGTTTTGCTATGAAGAGCGTGACACCGATTTGATGCGCACAACCTGGGAATATCGGGAACAGACGATGTGGTACGAAGAGCGACTTGGTCATATTTGGAGAAACATCAGGCGCATTGTAAATGAAAATGGTGTACACGAAGATATGATGCGTGGAGCTACATTTAATGACTTTACCGATTACGCCAAAAATTATATGTGTGTATATTAAATGTTACCCGATATCACGTCCCAAAAGGTCGCCATCCCCGCAGCTCTTTTTTTGTCACTAAGCCCCGGTCTTCTTCTGACCACCGACGGCTCAAAAATCTCTTTCATGAACCGAAAGACTGGTCAGATGGCAGTATTTTTCCACGCACTTGTATTCTTTCTCGTGTACAGCCTAATTGCCAAAACAATGGGCATCGTACTCACAAAGACCGACTTACTCGTGACCACCGCTCTCTTTATCTTACTAAGCCCTGGTCTCTTACTCACACTTCCCCCCAAGTCGGGTGGTATCTTCGGATCTGGTCAGACGAGCATAGAATCCGTACTGACACACGCAGTCGTGTACGCTTTGGTGTTTGCGATATTGCGACGCCAATTTCCTCAATTCTATTAAGTAGGAAGATGAAGTATCTTATTCTCGGACCAGCGTCTATGGGAATATTTTCATTGATCGGTGTATTAAAAGCACGGGAGTCTGAATTAGTTGATGTCAAGGAAATTTCAGGGTCTTCCGCTGGGTCGATTTTAGCATTATTCTTAGGGGTTGGAATGTCGGTTGATGAAATTCTGGAAACTTCATTAAATTTGAATATCCCCAATTTTGTTAAGATACGTATAGGGTCCTTTTTTAACAAATTTGGATTTGTTGATATGGCACCCATTCGTAAAAAATTAGTAGAAATATGTGGATGTGATCCCACTTTTAAAGAAATAGATATGAAACTGTATATAGCAGCGTTTTGTATGAATACATCAGAGACTGTATACTTTTCTAAAGATACACATCCAGATATGAATATCATAGATGCAGTGTGCATGAGCATGGCGGTACCTTTCATATTTGCATGTGGTAAATATAATGGTGAAACCTATGTAGATGGGGGCATGAAGGAGGAATACCCAATGACACCATTTTTTGATAAAAAACCATATGAAGTTACATGTGTTAAGATTAAGATGAATCGAATATATCAAGAAGATATACAAACACCAAAACAATTTGTAGAGTGTTTGGTTCGTTCAGCACTGTCTAACCGCGTGACTTACGATTTACCAATAGAAATACATGAGATCAATGTTGAAGACACGGATGTGTTTGATTTCAGTATGAGTTATGAAGAAAAAGTTCAATTGTTCAATAGGGGATACATGAGCCATTAATCACTTTTTTTTGTTAGTTTAAAATATATGACAGACCCGTGCAAAAAGGGCACGAGCGTTAAAATTCTCCGGAACGTGGTTAAAATCAAAACCGGAAGAAAGACTAAACTAACAAAAAAGAATATTTGTGAAGTATACACTAATATCCAGGAAGGAAAGTTACTCTTACCACCCCTGGTTCTTACACCAGATAGAATGTATTTATTGGATAAGAAATCACCATTCAATTCGAATGATTATGAGAAATTGTTTGACAGGTCTTCGAGTAGAGTCACCTTGAAAAAGTTGGCTGAAAAGATTAACATCAAAAAGGTTGATACGTTGACGAAGAAACAGCTCACTGATACAATTCTGAAACGTCTCCAGTTTTTGAATATATCCGAACCTGTCAAATTAAGTAAACGGTCTTCAGTCGCAGCAGTGAAATGTTCCATAGCAGCGAAACGCCCCACAGCAGTGAAAAAGACCATACAAAAACGCCCCGCAGCAGTACAAAGTACAGCAGCGAAAGTTGTAACAATTTTCAAAGGACCAAATGTACCTGAGAAACCCTTAGTACCTGAACAGGCTAAGGTTGTATTAGGTAACAGGAATTATGACCTATTATTTGATCCCAAGACTAAGAGAGAAGATCTTCTCAGGATAGCCAATAAGGTTGGTGTTGAAAATACAGAAAACATGACAAAAAAGGAGTTAATTGAAGCGACCACAAAGCGTGTCAGATTTATGAGTAATAGAGGCTTAACTCCCAAAAATATAAAAAGTGGCGCGAAGGTACCATTTTTCCCCAAACCTCCCAATCGACCCCCACCTACAACAACTCCCGCATTTTTACAGCAAAAATCGGGTCCCGGGGCTGGTGGCCCACCGGTCGGGGGACCACCAGGTGGAACACCAAATTTCTTAAAAGGACGCACGGTAGTACCAGGTCCTCCTAGACCCCCTAATGCGAAGCCCAACAACGTGAAGCCAAACAACGCGAAGCCAAACAACGTGAAGCCAAACAACGTGAAGCCCAGTACTACAAACACTGGAACTGGTAACAACAACGTGAAGCCAAACAACGTGAAGCCCAGTACTGCCAACAGTGGAACTGGTAACAATAATGTGAGGCCAAATAATGGTATTGGTAAGAATACACTTCCACCCAGCGTGAAGCCCAGTACTACAAACATTGGAACTGGTAACAATAATGCGAGGCCAAATGCACCCCCTCCTAAAAAGAGTGGTAAGAGCTTTTTCAATTATTTCAAGGGTGGTAAGAAAAAGAATACCACTGCCACTGCCCCCGCTAAGAAGGGTAAGGGCTTTTTCAATTATTTCAAGGGTGGTAAGAAGAAGAATGCTGCTGCCACGGTCCCCGCTAAAAAGGGTAAGAGCTTTTTCAATTATTTCAAGGGTGGTAAGAAGAAGAATGTCAATGTGAAACCCAACAGTGGTATTGGTAAGAATACACTCCCACCTAATGTGAAACCCAACAAGAATGAGAATAACAAAATAAATAACATGACTGAAGAGTTAATAAATAATGCAGTAAATGACGAAATCTCAAATTCTGTGCGTAACAAGCAACTCAATAACGAAGCTAAGCGTCAAAACCGGGCCAAACCCAAGAACAACAACAATTTCAATGCCACCAAGGAGTTTAACAAGCAAATGGCAATAAGAAACATGACTGACGAGTTGATAACTAACGCAGTCAATGAAGAGTTAAATAACGAAATTTCGAATTCTAAACCTAACAATAATTTCAATGCCACCAAGGAGTTTAACAAGCAAATGACAGTAAGAAACATGACCGACGAGTTGATAACTAACGCAGTCAATGAAGAGTTAAATAAAGAAATTTCAAATTCTAGACTTAACAATGTGAACCTAAACAATGCGACTAAGAATATAATTCGTAGTATCAATAAGGCTACTACACTTAAGGAACTCCGGAAGATCTATATTAAGGGTAGCCTAAAGCTTCATCCTAACAAGAAGGGTGGAAATAAGAAATCTTTCCAGGTGTTCATGAACGCTCACAATGAAAAGAAAAAGCTTTTAAATTCTGGGAATACAAAGAGTAATGCAGCTAATGGAAATGGAAATGGAACCAAAAACAATAAAGTACTCGCTATCGCTAATAAACCCGCGAACAATAAAAATGCGGATGTAGACTACGTGACCAATCAGATTATTAAACAACTTCAAAATGATGTTGCCAACGAAATTACATTAGGTGGGCGTGCTGCTGAGCCCATTTACAACAATAGTTCCAATTCTAACAATAACAACAATAACAATAAACCTATTTACAATAACTCGAGTAACAGTAACAATAACAACAAAAAGACTACACAGAATAATCCCTTATTTGAACCAAATATGACGAATAACCCGATATTTAACAACAAAAAATCCGAATCCAATGAATTAAGTAAGCACATAAACAATTTGGGTTTACCGAATGCGAATAAGAAGAAATTAATGAACTTATTTAATACCACTAATCAAACATTAGGAGCTGCTAAACGAAATGCGAATACGTTAAGTAATACTCGAAAGTTACAAAACAAGAACAGCTTTAATGGGGGTCTTAGATTAGGTGCCAACAACAATAATGTGTCCCTCCCCCCCTCTAATAATGCCGTAAATGTAAATAATGTAAATGTAAATGTCAAGAATTTCAACTCTGAGAGAAACAAACTCCAAAATAAGATCACTAAGGAACTGAACATGATACCTAATAATGACGGCAAATTTCAAGAAAGAAAGGGTTTTACAAAGGGTCGTATAGGCCTTTGGGCTCGTGAATTGAGGGCTGCGAAATCAATTGGAGATCTCGATGCGATCGAGAATGCACTCAACAAAAAGGTTGAACTCCGCAGGAACATCGAGAACAAGTACACCAAGGCGGGTCTCACCAAGGTTGAGAAGATGAATCATAGGAGGAGGGTTGTGAAATTCATGAATAATGTGAATAAGAGGCGTAATGAGATTGAGATGCAGGTTAAGAACAAGAACAATAACAGTAACAAAAACTCTGTTATTTCAAACTACAACTCCAACGATAATTCTAACCTGGCTAAGAAGATGAAGTACAAATCTCGTGAAAACTTTGTGGAGGCCAAGAAGGTTGAGTTGAGGAATTTGGCCAAAAAGACTGATACGAACTTTGGTAGAAACATAAATCGTATGGAGACGAGGCGAAATGTGTTCAAACTTCGTGGTAGAATCAAAGGCGCGATTCGTAGAGATGAAGCCCTAAGTCGGTTATAAATATACAAAAAAGTAACTAAAATGAATCACCCCGACGACGACTGTACCGTGATTACCGACATGCCTCTCAGCGACGAGGTTGTCGATTTCATCGAACGGGGTCTTCACCGTGATATGACCGAGGAAGATGTAGAGAATTGGTGTGATAATAACCTTGATGGTCTCGCATCTATATATGAAAAGTATCGGGATACATACTTGTCATATGGACAGGCCGAAATGACTCTCTTTTTTACGCAAACTGTATACGGTCGAGATGACGCGATGGAGATTATTGGTAGTTTTGTAGATGGATTGTAATTTAAAGAAATAAACTCCCTTTATATTAATGACCAGTTGTGATGTGTGTTGTGAGAAATTCAATAAGATAAATCACAAAAAAGTTGAATGTCCCTTTTGTGATTTATCGAGTTGTCGCTCATGTAGTCAAAGATACATACTCTCTTCGTTCGAAGATCCACACTGTATGGGTTGTAAGACTCCATGGAATCGTGAATTCATAGATTCATTTTGTACGAAAGTTTTTAGAAACAAGCACTATAAAACACATCGTGAAAATATACTTTTCGAAAGAGAAAAACAATTGATGCCACAAACACAGCCAGAAGTAGAAAGAATTCTTCATATGAGACAATTGCGTAAGATTCTCTCCCGTCAAAAACAAAAACTCATTGAATTACATCATATACACAACATAACGTACGACACACTATCCATTCATCCCGAAGTTCTTGTATTGTACAGAGAAATGGAAAATACATATCGCCATTTAAATGAGATACGTAGTCAAGTTACGAGTTCGGATTTTGAAACGCGACATTTTACACGCCAATGTCCATCTGAGACATGTAAAGGGTTTTTAAGTGAAGGGTGGTATTGTGGATTGTGTAGTATGCAGTATTGTAAAGACTGTAATGAACCCGTGAGTGATGATCACGTATGTGATCCAGAAACTGTAAAAACTATGCAACTTTTGAACAAGGATAGTAAATCGTGTCCTAAATGTGGTACAGTTATACATAAAAGTAGTGGTTGTATGCAAATGTGGTGTGTAAACTGTCATACCGCATTTAATTGGAGAACTGGTGAAATAGAAACTGGTCGTGTACATAACCCACATTTCATCGAATTCAAAAAGAAGTTGATTTCATCCCGTGAGCATGGTGATATTCCATGTGGTGGGGTACCAACCTTTAGAGAATTGAGGGAAAATAAGGCATCAAATGAAATGCTTCAGTATATGATGTTAGTGAATCAATTAGAGCGTGAGCTTTTGTTTTTGAATATAGAACCAATCGATAACATATCTATGCGAATTTATTATATGTTAAATGATTTATCCGAAGAACAATTCAAAACATTTCTACAGCGACAAGAAAAGTTTCTCGATAAATCAAAAGAAGTGTATTATACAATTGAACTCATCTCTCATACATGTGGTGATCTTCTCAGGCAATATATTATTGAACCAAATAAGCACGATGAAATATTAAAACATATGGAATTAATTTTAGAGTATTCCAATGGTATATTTCAAATAATAAGATCTAGGTATAATTCAGCTACACCGAGACGAATCGATGTTTTATAGAAATCCACTAGTTATAAAAGGGTTTCTCTCTGAGAAGGAACGATACTATATAATGACATGCGCGGAAGATGAACTAGAGGATTCTAAGATAACATCCGGTAAAATTGTTAATGAGAGTATTAGGAAAAGTAAAACAGCGTGGCTTTCGAAAAATGATCCGGTAGTAAATAGTATCATTCAAAGGTGTCTGAAATACACTGATACACGCGCGATGAACTTTGAGAAGTTACAAGTTCTCAAATACGAAAAAGATGGTCATTACAAATACCACCAGGATTGTTTCATGAGTGATAAAAATAAACGAGTACATACATTCATTTTAGCTCTTAATGATAACTATGATGGTGGAGAGACACATTTTCCCAATCTAAATAAATCGTTTAAATTGAATGCTGGGGATGCTTTATTTTTTGACACACTCGATAAATGGGAGTGTATGACGTCCAAGGCTTTACATGGTGGGTTACCTGTAAAGTCTGGTGAAAAATGGGTTTGTAATTTATGGGTCAGGCAATACCCGTATTTATTCTAAGTAACTCGAACAGAATCCTTCACATTCTGGTGCATCTGCGTTAACCGCGCAACCAACTTTACATGCACCCGACAAGAATTGGTCGCAGCCTACTTTGCATTTTTTCTGCTGGTCTTTCATTTCTGGGTTAGACATAACATCTGGACCACAGTTTTCCATACAGTGTACATACGACTTAGGGTCACTAGTTACCTTTACCTCACGCATCAAACCCTCGATCATCGCGAGATCTGTGAACTTTATATTACCATTAACGCCATTGAGTTCAGCTACAAAACCAGACACATCCGGATAAGCTGGTTCAGGTTCCTTGGTCTCCTCGGACTCCTCGGACTCCTCAGTCTCCTCGGTCTCCTCAGTCTCCTCGACCTCACCATCTAGGTTCTCCGTCTGGGTTTTGAGGGCGATGATGGTTACGAGTGCGGCAACCAAAACCAAAACAAACCTCCAATCAATCTTCATTATTTATATATACTTATATTTTTTTACATCTGAACCTCACCACGCTCGATAATCTTCTTACGATTCTCGAGATGAAGCCCTTCGACTAAAGACTTGTTCTCGGCTCCATATGGAACGGCATATCCCTCATCGACCAACCATTTATTGACATTGGTCCATACCCCATCCTCTGAAACCCAAACCTCTCCGAGTACGCGACCAAACTTACCCCTAGAATCCGCCTCTGGGCATCTGAGTTCGATATCAACGTCATCCTTCTCAGATGCGACAGCCTTGAGACACCACTCCTTGAGCTTCTTCTTCGATAAGAGACCGAAGACCTTTTCCTCCTTATCCGAAGTACGAGACTCGGGTGTATCGATCCCTAGAAGGCGAACACGTTGCTTCGTGCACACATCGAATCCTAAGTCGATATTCACATCAATGGTATCACCGTCGACAACCTTCGCGAGGGAGGATACACGATAGATGAATGTACAGGGTTCAACGTTGTAAGAGGACATCTTATACTAATTCATGCGAGTAAAACTTTAAGTCTTTATTTTTGAAAGAAGATGAAATACTCTTCACTACCCTGATCCTGTGCTAGTTTTACATTTTTAATTATAAAATTAATACATAAGATGTATCTCGTACTTTTATTACTTCTGGGTTGTTTATTCATGTACACGAGAACAGATAACTGGTTATCAGATGCGTATAGTCTATATAACTATCAGGTGTATCCTTTTCATGATAAAATTTCCAGAGAGGAGAGACGTTACGTCAACTCTATCATAAAAAATTATGAATATAGTAAGGAATTTACAAATACGTATTCTATTTCCCCATATAGCTTCAGTATGTCTATTGAGAAGGAAAGTGGTAAAACGAATTTAACGAGAGTTAATCTCGGATCTACCGAAAGAAATATAGGTGGTTGTGTTACTCGTCTGTTGCGACATATTGGTATAAATGATATGCTATGTACACCTGGTTACAAATACTACGGTGTTGGTTGGGACTTAGAAGAAAGTATAATAAAAATTTACACTCTTCGTTATGACAAAATAAAAATTGAGTGTTACGTATATACAGTTTTACGAAACGATGAAAATGAAATAATCGAAACTACGTTTGATACTAAAAAGATATACGATGTTGGTGAAAAGGTTACAGTCATGCATAAAAGTGGAAAAAATGTGGAACAGATTAATTTATCAAGACCCGGAAGTATTGATACTAAAAACACTATAGCTAATAAGTGGATAAAAACCATGCAGGATCTGGGGTTTATATTTGATACGTACAGTGACTACGGTGGTAAAGTAAATTTATACTTCGATTGAATAGACTTAAAACTTTGATACATTCATAAAGTATGAACTGTATAGCTACCTTCTCCGAAAACAGTCTTTACAATATTAAACTAGCAAAGACTCGGCGGAATGTCCTTGAATCTATCTACCAACGACCAAGTATCGTAGAGGTGAGACCAATAAGGGAGAATCTGAGACTTCGTTTACGTTTCACAGAAGCGATAAAAGAAGCACAGGAGATGTGTGAAATAGATAAGAATTCATCTGAGTGTCATTGGGCTTGGTATGAGGTGGACGAGTTAGAAGATTCTATACTACGTCTATATCCCGATAGACGGTAACAATCGGGGGGTCGTCGTCATATCCATAATAACGAATTGATACTCCAAAAAGTTTCATCATTTCTGGATCAACATAGTCGTTAATTTCTCTTTTCCAATTTTTTATAGTGGTTTGAAAATATTCAATTCCATTATCTGAAAATACACAAATACGCATGAATGGTTTACTGCGTACCTTTCTCATGTATTCATGTACAGCCTCAGGTAAAGGTGATGCCCTCATGTATGCCGATTTAAGGATATTAATAACGTAGTATCCGTGTGAATCACAAATTATATTGACTTGCATTTCAGGGAACCCTTTGATAAATGCTTCGAAATCCGCATTACTAGGGAGGGTTGTGAATACAGGTGTATTCTGGCATATAACCTCGTCATGGTAACCAATACCGGGATGTGTATGAAATGACATTTCAGAATACCAAACTCTATCGATTTCAGGACCTTCTACACGATTTCGTTTTTTTGATGTGACAATTTTTGGTTTACTAAACTCAAAATTTTTGTATTTAATATTACCAGCAAATTCCCATTGTTTGACATAAGACAACTTACTCACTTCTTTCAAATCATGAACCACTTCACGGGACAACTGTATTCTCTTTCTTCTTACGACCATATTTGGACGCATGAGTCTGAATTTCATTGACACTACCTGTTATACACTGAGAATTTATCGAGTTTTGTTTTTAACTATAACCAATCCCTGTATTTCTGGTGGAAAATCTAAGAAGAATTTTCTCCTTTCTATAGAATTCCGTTCTGCAAAACGAGTTATTCCATTGATGTTTTCCCCAGCTATGAGTGCTCGAATATAATCCATAAAAGTCACATAGAATGTTGTACACACACCTATGCGATTATTGTTATTAGCTTGCAAGTTTGGACCGTTATAATATTTGGTCATTCTATTATTGGCATTCGTGACCCCCCATAACTGTTTGATGATTGGTACTACTTTCTGTCGCATGGTTCTACCCCATATAGAATCTCTCGATGCTTCGCCATGTGGATCAAAGACCCACATTCTAAAATTTGGTGCGTAAACACCAGGATCAACTAAGACACTCACGGCGTGACCAACTGTATCACTTCGCATAACAACCATAAAAAAGTGTACCTGTGTAGATGCAGATATTCTGGAAGATGTATTTGGTGCACCCCGACTTTTGACGATCGCCTCGATATTTTTTAATATACCATATTGATTGGTGGCTATAGTATAATCTAAATACGCAGAGACGACACTCGCATTATCAAATGTTTTTTGTGCCCTCTTCATGTACCGTGCGATACCTCCACATAGCGACCTCATACCCATACCCTCTACAGCTAGGTTCGGTAAATTGATCTCTCGTTTTCTATACGCCTTTGCCTGATTATTGTTACTATTACTGTTATTGGCGCGGCGTTTCTTGGTGCCATTTTTGGTCATGTTAGGCCCGTTGTTTACGTTCATGGGTGTGGGAGCCATCTTAACATATATAGAGAAAATTTTAGTTTCTTTATAAATGAAGTGGGATATTGAGAAAATAGTGAAAGAAGTCTATTCTGAATTGGGTCCTGGGTA